CGTTTTTAAAATATTTAATCTATAACTATCTAAAATTGCTCACCCTAGGTTCTAAAGTGCATTTTACAATGGTTTATAAAGTCTGCTGCTCTACTCAAAACATCTATTCTAGAAACATCTTCATCAGAGATCATCATTTCTATCAATCTCCAGTTAGAAAATCTGAGCATTTCTTCAATAGTTTTGTCCCAAAATTTGTGGTGTTGAAACACATCAGTCTCGTTTCTCATTTTAATTGGTTGCCTAGTTGCATAATTGTCTGATTCAAATGAAAATCCATCATATATTATATCATTATTGAACTCATCAAAAGATTCTGACTCAGAACTATCTTCATCAACTTCAATTAATTTAAACACTTCATCAAGATCATCACCCCAATCATCTAATAATTCATTGAAAGTTTCTCCTTTGGGTAAAGAATTTCTTTCTTCTATTCTTTCTCGATCAATTGTGACCTCTGTCTGAAATCCTCTCATCTTCAACCTTCTCATGAAACTAACGTAAACCCATCTAGATCTCTCTGCATTTCTAGTTGTGTTCATGCTCAATAAATCAAGACCAATAATTGGTTCTATAGACTCCATGTGCATCCATGTATTTAAGATGTCATCATTAAATTCTACAGGTAATGGAGGATTTGATGGTATATGTTTAATGCTGGGTACAAAACTCATAATGGTAATTGGTCTTAATTCTTCTGTCATGATCCTAATTCTACCAAAATCGTCACACTTCACAATAACATTCTTTGTTGAGTAGTTGTCAATAATCTCAGCCTGTTCGATTTTGGCCTTGGATGCTGAATATTTAGTGACTTGACTGTCATATAATCCAATGAAATGTCCTTGAGTTGTAGATGACTGAAGAGTTAATCCTAAGTCGTTTATAAAATTTCTAAACACATGCAATTTGAGAATAAACTGGTTGACATCTTCTGTGATGATTGTTCTAATATATGTGTCCTCAATATCCATCGAGAACTTTAAACCATCTATGCTTCCTGCGAAAATTCCAAACCCAACATATTTTCCTGTTAATTCATCAAACTCTTGTCTTCTTATAAAACCACCAAAAACTCCTTTATTATATTTCTGAAGCAGCTGGGTAGTCATTGTTGGCCTTATAACTGCAGACTGCAATATCATTGTATTAAATCTCATCACGCCTTGAGTCATCATACTTACTATGTCAGGTGTTTCGGTTACTATATCTGGAAAGCTCTTACAGATTTTATTTATCATGTAGATTTTGTCTAACAGTGGTGGACTGTTTTTGGCCAACCATATAGAATACAACATAGAGTCTAGATATTCATTTGAAGTGTTTGTTCCTTTAACTTCATCTGATAATAATTCATGTCTAGGCCATTGATCTTTCACTATAGCATCTATTATGGTGTTGAAACCACTATGTTTTACCCTTGATGGTGTAGTAAGTCTTATTGTTTTTGATTGAGGAGTTAATGAAATCAAGAAATTGTATAAGACTACATGAGAATCAAAAGGTGATTCTTCTAAAGTCTCATCATAATTCCTTCTTAACCACGGATAGAATTTTCTAAAGTAATCAAAAGTAGCTTCAACTGCAGCCTCTGATCCTCTTATATCCAGATTGAACCACAGCCTTTTGCAACAATCTATTAAGCTCATTGGAGTTAAAGAACTTTGTTTTGGTATCGGAATTGAAATAAACACTCTCCTCCTTCTAGTTGCTAATGATATTCTTTCAAACTTTAGAGTGGAGATTTCCTTTTCAAGATTGTCATAGAATTGCCAACTTGGAAAATTAATTTTCATTAAATCTTCATCTAAAATATCATCTACTCTTAATTCTTTTGCCCATTTAATTAAAGAGGTTTTCTCCCTTTTGGATTTCCCAGTATAAGTGTCTGTTTTGAATAGATGGAAGCATGGTTCTTGTAGAACATAAGAAGCTGAAGCAAATGCTTTTGAACTTGTTAAGTAAGAAAATGCCTGTGACAGTTCAGGAGAAGAAGATTTAATTATTAATTTAACCAGCGATTCTTCGGTTGTTTCTGCTTTTCTGTACAAAATTTGAACATTTTTGCCTATCTTATTATTTAAATCTTCTAGGAACTCTTCATCTTTTGTGATCTGTAATTCTTTTAAGAATTTATAGTACTTCTCATTCTGGCCATGTGTTAAAATGACTCTAGATGTTGGTTCTCCTTCTTTAGAATACTCCACGCCGAAGTTTTTGAATAGGGTTTGTTGAATTTTGGCAGCAGTGTGATTCCTTTTATAGAATAAATAATTTGCATAATTCACTCCTAATAGCCCACAACAAATATCTGGCTCCATTGTGAAGAAGCCACTTGTGGGATGAGGCTTCATCAGTATTAAAGTGGACAATCGATTCCATAGCTTGTTGTTGAGAGCACCAAGAGTAATATAATGCAGTCTTGCTTGACACACTTGTATTATTGCAGATAAGAATATAGATCCACAATTTTCTAAGATTTGTGACCTTAATGTTGCACTAGTGTAAAGCCTTGATTCTATCCTTGGGCTAGTATGGACTTGTGTTGATGAAACTACAAACTTTATTAAAGGCATTATTAATGTGTTACGCATTAGCCAAATCGAGTTGAATTCCTCTATTGTCCAAAACACTCCTACTGTACTCTTCTCAACACTCTGTTTAGCACTAATATACTTGTAGAGTTTAGATTTTAGTATAGTCAAAGAGTGGAATAGCATATTTATTTTACTCCTATCCTTGTATTTATTAAATTTTGTTGATATTAGTACAGAAGAGTCATCTGATGAAACTTTTGTGGTTATGACATAATCTTTAATCATTAAACTACTATTAGATATTATCTTTTCAGACTGAGATTGCCACAAGATTAGGAATCCAGAATGAAGTAAGCTTGATGTGTAATGTAATATGCCCTGCATCATGTTAGATCTATTTTTTAAAGTGATTTTACCAGTGTCGACTAAATCATGGAAGTCTGTTTGACCAGTAAACTGCTTTTTTAACTCATTTATGTTCTCAGAGAAAGATTGAATATTTGGGTTTTCCAAAAAACAAGTTAATAGCTCTTTCGGCAATTCTAGGCGTTTGTTAGTGCAGTGGTTTAAAACACAAGAGATAGGAATCATTAAATCATCTTCTAAAAAATTGCATAAATAAGATGCAAACACTGGCATAACAAACCTCTGTGCCCAAGTTGTTGCATCATCAGATGAACTCACTGTTGTAGAGTAATCACCTTTGCAATTGTGTAGTCCTCTAAAATGAGTGTCATTTTTAAGCATTTTTTGATCACCTTTTGTTAACATTTCATTAGGCAATTCTTCACAAACACACCTACAAATGCTTTCACATAGGTTAACTAGTATTCTAGATTGCATTGATAATACAAAAATTTCTCTAGTTCCTCCTATTTGCATTTTCTTAAATAGATTTGCTGTTACTCCGCCATCTTGCTGGACTTCCCTTTCAATTCTATCTATGTCGGCCATTATGTTTGTGTTATAACCTCTCCTCAGTAACTCATTTATGGCTTCTGTTGTCCTTCTTCTTTTGTTCATCTCTAACTCTTTTTCAAAGGTTGCATTAACCGAAATTTTAGTGGCTGATGCTTTCATGGTTGCAAATTCAAGAATGTCCTTGTTCGCTAACATTTCATAAATTTTATCAGATAACCATTTTGTTGATCCTTTACCTTTATTCTCTAAATATTTTTTCATTGTGGCTCCCATCAACTTTGTGAAAGATGGTGAGAACTCATGAGACATATAATCATGATCTTCAGGAGGTTCTGCACTACCCATATATCTTTCATTACATTTTCTTAACACTAATTCTTCTGATATAACTTTTTCAAATATCTTGAGGAAGCCAGCAACTTTATCACCTTCTTCTTTATTATGTAATACTCCGAAATAGCTCAAATTTAGAGCTATTTCAAATTTAGGTATAGGATCTAAAGTCACCCACGAAATTAAGCCGGACACATAGTCTTGTGATGTTTCATTAGCTAAATCATTTGTTCCTTTTAAACCAAATGAAGGCACATTTGATAACATCATTTTAAAAGCTATGATGAATCTTTTCATTGCCCATATTAATAATCTGGATCTAGGTCTTTCAGACATCTTAGTCAACACCTTAAGGGGTCTCATCAGTCTATTTGGTCCTTTTATCATCTCCATGTAAGCATACCTTATTGATTGCAAGCTAGAACTAGTTGATTCTTTATCTTCCATGTAAAACAGTAATGAAGACAAATAGTGTGTCATTATTGATTTATCTTTTGTAGCAAAAATTGTTTTGGGGAGAACTTCAAATTGATGACACCAAAATGCCAGTAGCGAGCATGCTCTTTCTGGGCAAGCAATTTGGTGACTAAGTCTATTTAAGTCCATGCTAACAAAGTCTGTCAACC